GAGAATCGCAGAGAACTGTGTTGAAACGTCGGACACGCTCCCGAGCGTGGTGCCGTACGCAGACAACACACCGAACATCTCTTCATAGGACACGCCGAGCGCTGCAGATTTTGCAGCCACCTTGCCGATGTTGTTTGCCATGTCCACGAACGGCGCGTCACCTACACGCTCGGCAAGCACAGCGATATTTGAAACTTTCTCAAACGCCTCTTCAGACGTATCGCCGTAGGCTTTCGTAACCGCTGTCAACAGGCCCAAAGCATCGCTCGAATCAGACGCTGTTGCAGCGGCCGCCTTCGTGACTGCTGTCATTTTTTTAACCGGGTCGCCAGCGGCGCCTAGCGAAGAGATCAGGTTTTTGAGCGTGGTGGTCAGCTCTATGGTATCGGCGCCGGTCTCAATCGCCAGCTCTTGAACCTGCTGCCCCATCTGCCTCACGCGCTCGGATTCGCCAGGCATTAGGCTTGCCACACTGGCCAGCGCAGCGTTGAAATCCACGGCCATTTTGACACTGGCTGCGGCGCCCGCGAATGCGGGCAGCGTGATGCTTTTGGTGAGCGCAGAGCCCACCTTCGCAAAGCTTTTCGACACGCCCTCCATATCGCGCACGGCTTTTTGAAAAACCTTCGAGGCCTTGTCTTCACCGAGTAAGACAACTTTTGGATTGGCAAATGTCATCGCCATTTTAGTAGCCGCCTCTCAGTTTTTGTGCTGCTGCTTTAGCCCAAAAAATCATGTCCTCTTCACGAAAATTCGCCCAGTCACGAGGGCTCCACCCGTAGGCTGCAGCAAACAGCCGGTACGAGTGGAACCGCTCTTGCCAGGCTAGTCGGCTAAAAAACTTGCCACGATCTCAGCCGCTTTACTGTAGTCGCGAAATGCGATTTTGCGAATCACTGGAACCGGTTGTCCTGTCATTGCAGCGATCACCGGAATCCACGTCCCGGCTTTGTGCTGCTCACCTCCCATGGGAATGTTTTCCATCATTCCTGCAGTCGGTGCGCTGGTGAAAACCAGCTCTTCAAGCGTGCGGGTTTCAGTGATTTGCACCGGGTATTTGAGCGTGAGCGTGTACGGCAGATCGTAGGTTGTTTTTTCGTCTTGCATTTTTGCACTCCTTGCATTTTCAGGGCGTCATCTCTTCGCAGTCCATCGCGCTGAACTGCAGATTTACAGTGCCCTCTTCCGGATTGTTTTTTCGATCTCCGACATAGAACGCTTCGCTGTACAGATACGTTTTGCCGTTCGCCAAAGTCACAGTAATTGTCGCGTCGGTGATGCTGAAAATATCCCTTTTCAGGTTGATCTTCCCGCTGTCGCGCATCTCGCCTTCCAGCAATGGTGCGGCTGTGGTTTCGCTGTACCCCTGCACTTTTCCGTTCGCACCCACAACCGCCTCGCGTTGCACGCCGCCGGGATCACACGTGAAAGCCCCGGCCAGCTCCACAGGGCGGCCGTCAATCTGCAGGTGCATGATACCTGCCACTCGATTTCGATTACTCATTTACGAACCTCCTTTAGCCCAAAAACTGGATCACGCCAGAACCAATGATGAACTGGTTCATCAAATCAGGCGGCAGCAACCAGTCGATACGGTCGCCTTCGCGCTGCACGATCAATTCCTCTTTGAACTGTTCGCGCCCCTCCACTTGACCTTCGCGCTCCTCTTGCATGAACCACGCGATTGCCTCTGCTTTGGCCACAGATAGCGTCATGATCGGCGGACCACCAGGGCGCACGTTGTCGGCGCTGGTGGCCAGCTTCGCGCGGCCGTAACGGGACAGAATGCGGTTGACAAAACGATACCGCAAACGCATCAACTGAAACCGCCTGTTTTCCCAGCGGTATGCGGTGGACGCTGCGCCTGCGTCGTTAGCCAAAAACATCGTCACGCACGCCTCGGTCTGTACGCCGACGTCATCTTTGAGCGTGGCAATGCCCGCCAAGGCGAGTTGGTTGCGCTCGATCAAAGTTGCGCGGTCGCTCGGCGCCAGCGGCTTGAAACCGATCAAAGGCATACGATGCAAAGGCACGCTCGGATCGTCTTCGATGCTCGCTGCTACCGCAGCGGCTTTGCCCGCTGCGAGCTCATAAGTGCTCTCAAGGCGCGCGGTGGCTGCGAGGCACGAAATGTACTTCGAGTTGTGACTGGCAACAAGCTGGCCAAACGTAATCAGGTTTGCGAGCGTGTCGCGCTTCGCGCAATACCACATGCCGTCTTGCTGCACCATGGCGCTGTCTTGATTGCGTGCATAAACGTCCACAGCTTGCAGATTCGTGGTGTCGTTGTAAGGCATCGCGATCACGTTGCACCAGGTGTCGCCGATGGCTGCAATGGCATCGTTGATGTCGGGGTCCACAGTGCCGGGCGTGATGCTTGCAGTACCAATCGTGACGCCTGCAGGGGTTGCCTCGCCAGCGTTGTACGCTGTGCGCACGTCGAGGTCACCAGCGGCAACGCCGGCGTTTTTGCACGTGAGTGTGAGCGTGCCGCCGCTATAGGCAGCGGTCACCGGAAGGTCGGTCAGAGCGTTGATCGTCGCAACTGCGGTTGCACCAATGGCATCGTTATCATCCTGCACCTGCACTGGGATCGCAACGCGCGTGCCAGCAATGTACAGCGGCCACTCACCGGCCGCTGTGGCCGTGCCACCGATAGCGATAGCCGCTGTGGCCGCAGTCGCGCCGCTGGCGTCGTCAAGCAACACCACGTAGGTTTGCGTGGTTTTGTTGTTCTCAAACCAACGTTTCGCCATGCGGTGTGCAACACTCCCGCGGCCTGCAAGCTGGCCTACGTAGTCAGCGTTGGTCACGTGTAGGAGCGTCTCTTTAACGCCGGTGCCGGTCGACAGCTTTTGCCCGATAAGCAACCCGTTCACCGGCATCTGTGCCGGGCCCGCGTTCGCTCTGGAATCGTCAAAGCTAATGCCCACAATGGGCACTACGATGTTCGAAGGTATGCTCATTCTTTAGCCTCTTCTTCTTTCGCTTTTTTGGGTTTGGTTTTTGTCACCGGCGGCGCTTCGTTGCACAGCAAAAACACACCGTCGGCATTCATAATCGCCAGGTCGCCTTCGCACCACCTGCGTCGCAGGGTGTGGTCGAAATAAGTGGGCACGCCAAGCTTGCGATAAGGCACACGCCTTCCGAGCTCGTCGAGCACCACTGTTGCCTGGGTTCGGGGTCTCACAATTTTGATCACGGTTGCACTTCTCCTTCTGCATCGGTTACCGCGCTGTCCGCGCTGTTCACAATGCGCGTGCTGTATGTCGCAAAATTCGGCAGTCGTTTCTTAGCGTGCACGTCTTTGACGTACGTCAAAACGAACGTGAGCTGCAGCCCTACGACGCGCTTTTCAGATCGCGTGTTCACGTCGAACGCGTCCACGCTTTCGAGGCGTAGCCCGGTGGCCAGGCCTTCGTTGTCGAGTTTGTCCGGATCGTAGTTGGGCAAATTTTTCTCTAGGAACGGATCGCCAAACAGCGTGCGCTCCACCTGGTCGGATAGACGGTCGAGTGTGTCTTCGGCTTCGCAGCCTTCGTTCGGGTTCGTTTTGTTCGCTGCGGGCGGTTCTTCAGCGAGTAATTCCACATGCAATGTCAGCTCTCGTTCTTGCACTGTTGCGCGCCTCGCATCTCCTACCCAAGGGGCCACGTTCTCAGACGCAAACGCCACCATGACAATGGGCAATTCGTCGGCGAAAACTTTTGACGGACGGTTCGCAAACACGCGACCTCCGACATCAATTTTCGCTTTCAAAAGCTCGGTCACATAGTGCCGTATGTGCATGCGTTCAATGGTCATGCCAGCCTCAAAAATGCCGTGACAACACCGTGCCCGTCGCTGGCGTATTCCTCTACGAAATACGCCTTCCCACGGATGCGCACCTTATCCTGTTTTTTGATCGCACGCGTCAACACACGCTCTGCGATCTGAATCTGTGGGCGCGTCGAGGTGTAGTCGGCCTCACGCCCCACGCTCACGTCCGTTTGCGGATCGTCGAACAAAACCTGGTAGCTCTCGGGCGTCTCGCCAGCGTGTGAATACTGCGCAGTCTCTGCGAAATGCGTGAAAAAAATAGCGTTCAAATCAGTGTGCAAAATCTTGTGTACGAACGGCGGCAGATTCTCTAGCCCCACGGTCACAAGGCCTGTGAAATACGGCTGATAAACACCAGTTATGTTGCACGTGATCGTCATAACCTGAAAATTCCGTCACGCCCTGTGTCCCAGTGAATAGCGACGTCTTCGCCGTTGCACGCGAACGCATCCACCGGGAACCACGCCACAAGCAGGGAGTTTTCGTAGTAGCCCGTGTCCTTAAAAATCAGCACGCCTTGCACACGGCCTTCGGCCACACTTTTGAACAAAACGTCTTCAGCGCGAAACGTGGTTTCGTCTAGCGCCTTTCCGAGCAACGGCAGTTCCGCAACCAAAACGCCCTCGGGAAAATTTGCCAACGTGTCATCTGTCTCTAGGCACGGAGTGCGGGTGCCTTCGTCAAACAACGCAACGGTCAGCGCATCATTGAGCAGGTCAAGATCGCCACACATCATGGCGCTAAGCGCGCCGGCAAAAATTCCTCCGGGCATTAGTCTACACTCCTGTTCGCGAAGCGTGCGTGCAGTTCGCGCGCAACCCGCTTGGCCAGGTACTTGACGTTCAGCAGCGTATCGAGGTCGACACCCGCCAGATCATCAACAGTTGCATAACCTGCTTTTGCAAGCAAAGCTGCGGCGCGCTCGTTGGTCACATCGGCAATTAGTTGTGGCCTGCTTTCAGCGGGTGGCGGCTGCACAGCGGTCTCCACGATTGTTAGTGAGCCGTTTCGCGCGTAGCCTTCGGCCACGCTTCGCGGCATCTCAAACACGCCGTCCGTCGCTTCCCAGTAGCGGTCTTTCCACAGCACGCCGATGCGTTCTACCACCTGTACTTGCACGTACTCTTCAGTCATCACTAACTCAGCACCGTCGCACAAATAAAGCTCTTGTTGTCGCGCAACAGCGGCAACGGGGAGCTTTCGAGTTCGATGTTCAGCGTCTTGCCTCGGGCGTCTGCGTAGATGTGCGGGAACCGTTCACCTATGAAAGAGCCGTGGTTAAAGTTGTCGATGCGCCCGTAGCCCATATCGAGATCGATGGCTTCAGACACCACGAACACTTTCTTTGCCGGCATGAACGGCGTCCACGTCTTAGTGCCGCCGACATCTTTCATGTAGCCTCCACGGTACGTGTAGATGTCGAGCGAGAACCCGTCCCAGTTGAGCTGGCCCAGGTACGTCGCGCGCTGGCCGGCAAGCTGTTTCGGATTGATGACGCCCATCTGTACCGCGCGGTTGTCGAGCAGCGCTTTGATAGCTGTGTTGCCCAAGAAGCCTGCGGCTGGGCCTGCGCCCATTACCAGCGCGGTGGGCACGTAGCCGCCGGCGCTGGTGATGTTGTCCGCCCACCCGCCGAGCTGCGACAAGATGTCGGTGGTCGCCGTTGACCACGGGCCAGTGCTGGAAACGTCTTTGAAGTTGCCAGAAGTCGCGCCATAGTCAATTTCGTATCCAACGCCTTTGCCGGTCACAGCGATCTTGCCGGTTTCGAGCGCCTCGGAAAGCTGCTGCTCTTCGAGACGCACAAGCCGATCATCCAGCCCGGCCAACCAGCGACCTACGCGCTTCGCAAGCACTTCTTGTTTCGAGCTGCCCGCGTAGTTGCTTTCGCCGGGTAAGCGCACGTCGAGATCTTTGGGCGTCACAGAGACGTACTCAGCCACGTACGGTGCCACCACCAGCGTGCTAGAGTAGCCGTCTTTGGGCACCAGTTCCGCATCGCCTTCGCGCGCCACGTAGGTGGCCTTTGCCTGCGTGCCAATGTCACGGTCGATGACGAAATTCACTTCGTCTGATTTGATCACTTTCTTGACCAGCAACTGGCGCAAAAAAGTGGTGGGCCGGGGCACACGCTCCAGCGCTTCGAGCATTTGAGCAGAGGTAAAAGGTATCGTCATTTTGTGCTCCTTACATTCCCACGCCGATGGGGTTGGGGTCGATCTGGTAGCAGTTGAGCGCGCGCATTGCGGGCTTCGCAGCTGCTACGGTTACGGTCACGGTGGCTGCATTGTGCACAAGCAACGACGCCGTGTTAAATTTTCCTGACAGTGCTACGGTGGCGGTGGCTGCAGCCGTTGAGGCGTCCACGTTGTTGAGCAACACGCCGTAGAACACGCCTTCGCCAAGCGGCGTGTTTGCCGCGTCCGTAAACGCAACACACGATCCAGCGCCCGCGCCACTGGTGAGCATTGCAATCAGCGTGCCGCGCACAAGCTTACCTTCGCCGGACTTGATCGTAACGCTCTCGGTCACCACAGGGAAACCGCCCACTACCAAGTTGTTCATCACAGAATCAGTCATCACACGTCTCCTTGGATAGCTGCCGCCATGAGCGACACAGTTTTTTCGTTCGCTTCCTCAGCCTCTTTGGCTGCGGCGTCCTCTTTTTCAGTTTTCACAGCACCGGCGAATTCCGCCGCGATCTGTGCGCTTTGCTGGCCTGCCTCTTCTGCTTTTCGCAACACACCAAGCTGTGCACCAGCAACCACCTCAAGCAGCTTTACAGCGGTGCTTTCTTTCGTTGCATTTTCGTTCGCAGCTTCGAGAGCCACGCACGCGTTCACAGCATCGCGCACCCCTGGGTGCGCTTCGGCAAACACAGCGGCCAGTTCGCGAATGCCGGCCACACGGGTGCGTTCGGTATCCACAGCGGCTTTCACGGCCGCGTCAATTTTTTCTTGATCCATCTCGGTTTCTCCTTCGTTATGGACTGCGCTTTCGCGCTCAATCGGTTTTGTTTTTTGGGCAAGCACATCTTGCAACGTGCTCACGCAATCGACCATGCCCACCTCCACCGCTTTCGCGGCAAGCAGCATTGCGCCGCGCCCAAAGTTGTTTGTTACGTGTTCCAGTTTTAACCCTCTATACATCGCCACCTGCTCAAGAAACGTAGCGGCTAGCCCGTCCACGATCTCTTGCAGCGCAGCGCGCCCTTCATCTGTTTTTACACTCTCGCGTTTGCGCGGTGTCTGCGAAGACACGAACATAAGTGTGTCACTTTCTTCATCGTCGTTTGCCACGGTCAGCACCGTCCCAATGCCGCCGGTTAGCGCTGTGGGTGCAATCACGATCTGGTCGGCAGCGCTGGCGATCCAGTATGCAGCACTAGCCGCCATGCCGATCACGTAGGCCGTCACGGGCTTTGGGCAGTTGCGCACGTTGTGTGCAAAATCAGCAACGCCCGTAACAGCGCCGCCGGGGCTGTCGATCACCAGCACGATGCGATCAACGTCCGCGTCTGCTTCGGCCTCTTTGAGCTGTGCTGTTAGGTTGTCGATAGACGCTGCACCGCTTGCTCCACTGAACCACGTAGCGCGCGGAATGATCGGTCCATTGATGGCGATCACACCGGGCCTGCCTTGCGGCATGCTGCCTTCGGCCGCTGCGTGAAAATGCTTGCGTTGCGAATCATCAAGGGCACCGCCGCGCACAACTGCATGCAGCGCGCGCAGTGTCTGCGGCATCATCGCCCATTGCGTTTGTGTCAACACTTCCATTAGACGTTTCATGTGTCGCGTCCTTCCTCTTGCTCTTCATCTGTCTCAAACACGTTTTGATCTTTCACCAGCTCTTCGTTCAGCCCCTGGGATTTGATCAACTCGTTTTCATTTTTGCGTTGCTGCATCGCAGCCTCCCAGCGGCCGCCGGTGGTGCGCATGTACTCTTCTTCATACGTGCTCAGGAACGTGTTAATGTTCACGCGGCTGGCCTTGGCTTCTTTGAGCGGATCAAGGTGGCCCTGTCCCATCCCGATCCACACGCAATTGCTCCACGCTGCGAACGCCTGCCAACTGTCGAACGCACCGTTTATAGGAAGCATGCTGCGCAGCATCGCTTCGCGCAAAACCTCGCCGTACACCACCGAAAAGAAACGCCGTTCAAGCAAACGTCTGTAGCCCACAGTGGCTTTCCACACGTCGTTTGCAGCAGCGCGCGCGGCTGTGTAGCTGGTGGTATATTTCATGTTGGCTTTTTCCACAGGCATGCTCCCAGCGCCGCACACAGTGCTTGCAAGCAGGTTCCAAAAGCCTGCAAAATCCGCGTCGGTTTTGCGCGGATCGGCAATCTCAATATCTCTGTCGCCGAGGTAGTGCACGTTGCCGTAGCCCATCTCTAAACTTCCGAGATCGTCGGGATCGTCTTTGTCTGCGTCTACCTGCATGGAAGGCGGCACGCCGCTTTCGAGCGTTGCCTGCAGCGCGGAATTGTCACGCACGAACACGGTGAAAAAAGCCGATACCAGCGCGTTCATCAGCTCGGCATCTGCCAGCCGGGTGAGCTGCTTTAGAGCGTCTGCCACAGGCGCAAGCAGCGGCACACCGCGTCTTTGGTCCAACCGCTCAGTGTCGAACACGTGCCAGATTTGCTGGCGCCCTTCTGCATCGTACACCGGGACGCGGGTGCATTTTGCGGTCTTGTTTGCAAGCAGTGGGTTTTCGTCCGGGTATGTGTTCCACACGTGGTACGCCACCACAGCGCCGCTGGCGTCGCACTCCACGCCGCCGGCAATATCTCTGTCCCCAACGTCTACAGGGTCGCGCACCAGGTCTGCATCGACGAGGTGGACGGTGGAGCGGAACGGAAAATCACATGGCGCCTCTCGCCAGGGCATCATGAAAAAGCAGTCGCCGGAAAGAAGCATCGTGGAGAACACAACACCCTGCATCTCAGCCCAGTTCAGCCGGCGTTTGAAATCGCAAAACGGTGTTGCCCCCCACAGATCAAACAGCGCCTCGGCTGCCTCTTCCCACGCGGCCACAGCGGGATCATTCGCGGCGCGGCCAACCTGCGCAGCTTTGACGCGGGCCTGTACCGTGAGCCCAGGGCCTACGGTCTCCATGCGGTGCCGCCTGTAGATGGAGATTGCCAGCGGGCTGTTCATGGCTGCGTCGCGCGATAGCGCGCGCATGCCCGACAGCTTCGATAGGATGTCGCTGTCTGGTCCTTGGGCGGTGGCTGTCACACCGCGCATCGATTTGCGTTGCGTGCCAGGGACCACATACCCGGTGTTGGGATCACCTTTGCCCCAGACGCTAAATGTCACGGGGCACCACGCGCTGTGTGCGGATTCTGTTTCCGCCGTCGAGCTGGCGAATTTGCATTGCGAGCTTGTCGAGCATTTTCGAAATCTGTTCGAGATCGGCAAAGGTCACGCTGCGCGAACCAATGGAGTAACTCTGCGAACCACCCAGGATCGCGGTTTCGGCTGCCAGATACAGCTCGTACCTGTCCATGAGATCATCCAATAATTTTCGATTGCGAGCGGGCACGTGGTGCTCCTTTCCCTGTGTCAAGAGTAATATAACTGCTCAATTGAGCAAGGATTGACAGCTATAATCCTCTTGACATCTGTCTTTTTCGCGGTTTGCGTGTCGCGGGTGCTGTGCGCACAGAGGCCAAAGGTGAGACGGCCTCTGCTCTCTGTTCCAGGTTGATGTGGTAAGATTGCATCGCTGCGATAGCGTAGCCTAGGGTGTCAAGCGGTTCGTTGCGTGCACCAGGCGGTGTGTCCCAGTACAGCTTTTCTTGGCCACCAACCATTTTTGTTTTTAGTGTTTCACTGGTGAGACCTTTGAAATAATTCTCGCCAAAACATTCCTTCACAGGGAAATGTATGAAGCCTGGGCCGTGCTCTTCTATTTTCAGTTGCGACATGATTTTATTTTTGAGCAAGTCAACGCCCAACACGAAAGTGCGTGTGGCGTATTTTTGATGGCGCTTGCGATTGGCAAGTACCGAAGGCCTCGACCATCCCGCATGGCCGTAAACCGGATAGATGCGCCGGTGTTCACGCATGCGGCAAAACGTGTGTGTTTCGTCCGGCCTGTATTTGGAGTCAATGAACGTGACTTCGATAGGCAACATATCGCCGCTTTCGTGCAGCCACGTGCGCAGCAGGTACAGGTCGAACAGTCGCCACACCGAAGGTATGCCCTCCCTCAGATTGCCGTCCCTATCGCCGAGCTGCGACGTGTCGCCAGCGAACACCGCGTAGTCCACAAGCCAGCGTTCGTCTAATAGCCCGTGTGCCACCACAGACACTTCGAGCCTGTCTTTTTGCACGTCCACACCAGCGGTGAGCACCAGGCCACTTGCAGGCACGTCTATTGGACTGTTCGCCACACTGTAGCGCTCACGGCGTTCTATCAGGTTACCCGCTGCAACGTCGGTGCCTGTCGCTGTGTAGGCCTCTGCGAGTGTCTGATTGACGAACACCTGCAACAGTCCGTTGTCTTTTTTTCGCAGATACTGCAGCCACTCTTGCACCGCGTCTCGCCAGGAGAAAAAGCCCGCTGGCGAATAGAGTGAGCTGATATGATAGCTGTGCATCTCGCTGTCTGGCACAGCGTAGCGCTTCCCAGGGCTGCCTTTCTCGCTGTACCACTCGCCATGCAACAGCATCCATGTTTTGTGTTCGAGCTCATCAATGCGGCCGGCGCATCGCGGGCATTCGAGGAACACATCCACAGCTTGCCCGAGTTTGTTTTTCGAGTACTTGATCTGCTCCCATTTGATCACAAACATGAAGCCGTCTTGCGCGCCGCGCGGGTTACAGTAGGGGCACGGTACATAGTACTGCTCTTGCGTGCCGAACTCGTACGCCGCTGTTATCGTGCATGTTTCGGCGAGCTGCGGTGTGCTGGGCCTGTACAGTTTGCGGTCAGGGAAGTTCACCTGGCGTTTGCGAATCATGGCCACAGGTGAGCCGTCATGCCCGATGTCGGATTCATAGCTGGCCTCTTCATCTGCGCACGCATAGCGAATAGATTTAGAGCGCAGGAACGCCGAAGAGTTGGCACCACCTATCGAAATGAAACCGCCCGGAAAGTTTTTGTTGTCGATTGAATCCGAAAGCTTAGAGGGCTTCCCTTCGCCCAACGAGTAGCGGACACGTGGGTTCGCCAGGATGTTGGGAGTGAGTTTCTGCTTTGAAAATTCTTCTGCAGCGTCTTTCGTTTTTTGGCAGTAGAGCATCGGGCCGGGCACCATGTCCGCCACGTAAAACATCCAGTTTATGGCCAGCTCGGTGAAGCCCAGTTGCGCGCCTTTCATCACCACAATTTCGTTGGCCTTTGACGAAGGCGACAGCTTCTTCATGATGCGGCGCAAAAACGGAAAGCGCGCCGTACTCCACTGCCCGTGTTCGCTGCTTGTTTCGGCTGGTAACTGTCTGTAGCGATCTGCCCACTCATCTAAATCGATTAGCTTTTCGGGCACGATGTGCGCAAAAAACGCTTCACGCAAACGGCGCTTTTTTTCGTCCGTGCTGATACGATCAAACGAGTATTTTTTTTTCGGCCTGCCCCGTGTGGCCACGGTCAACCCTCCATTGCCGCGAGGGCTTCAAGAGCCTTGTGGATTTCCGCTTCTAGGATGGCGTCGATCTCACGTGACATTTTCACGCCTAGCAGCAAGGGCACCATGCGCCGCCGCGCGCCCTGCAGGGCTTGCCGCACCTCGATAGCGCACGCTGTGTTGGTGGCGATCACATCTTCGATTTTCACCGTCTTGTTTGCGATCTGTGACAGCTCGGCTTCGAGCTTGCGCACCTTCAACTGTTCGTGCCGCAACTTCGCGCTTGACAAATCCACCATGGGCACAGGCTCGTCCGGATTCACAACGTTTTCTTTGATGATTTCCGGCAGCGTTTGTGGCGCCTCTGTTTCCGTGGTTAGGCGAATTGGCTTGTATTCGCGCGCTTCGTTTTCAACGAAGTCATCCGGCCTGCAATCGCTTTTGCGCGTGGCCAGGTAATCGTAAACCGCCTCGTTGTAATTGATGATCACAACATCTGCAGGTCCGCGCACACCTTCCTTGCCGTGCGGCGCTTTAGCAAGGTGGATGCTTGGGAAGTGCCCACGCCGAACGGACATACGGATGTTGTTCACAGGGAGTCCGCAGCGCGCTGCGAATTCCTGTATGGTCAGCCACCCAGGTGGGAT